GAGCCGACCTGCGCGGAGCCAACCTGTACGGAGCCAACCTGCGCGAAGCCGACCTGCGCGGAGCCAACCTGCGCGAAGCCAACCTGTACGGAGCCAACCTGTACGGAGCCAACCTGCGCGAAGCCAACCTGTACGGAGCCAACCTGCGCGAAGCCAACCTGTACGGAGCCGACCTGCGCGAAGCCATAGGTACATACATGGCTTGCCCCACCGATGGCAGTTTTATCGGCTGGAAGAAGGCTTCGGAATATATCGTGAAGCTGCAAATCCCGGAGGATGCCCGCCGCAGCTCTGCCGGAGGCGAAAAATGTCGCTGCGACAAAGCCTATGTGGTGGAGATTCAGAATGCTGATGGAACTAAAGCCGACATCGAGACAATTCATTCGACCCATGATGCGAACTTCGTGTATACGGTCGGCGCTACCGTCGAGGTCTCCGACTTTGACGGTGACCGCTGGAACGAATGCGCTCCGGGTATCCACTTCTTCATCGACCGCCGGGCGGCCGTGGAGTATTAACGGAGGACGTTATGAAAGTCATCGTCACCTTTTCGGGCGGAAAAGACAGCCTTGCGGCGAGCTATTACGAGTTGTTATGCGAATGACCATGAAATTACGAGTATTCACAAGTTTTTCCGGCTATGACAGCCAACTTATGGCCCTCCGGGACATAGGTGCGAATTACGAGTGCGTAGGCTGGTCGGAGATCGACAGATGGGCGATCAAAGCCCATAATGCAGTATTTCCGGAGTTGGCAGACCGAAATTACGGCGACATCACGAAAATCGATTGGAACGCCGTTCCGGACTTCGACCTGTTCACCTACTCGTTTCCGTGTACCGACATCAGTAGTGCTGGAGAACAGAAGGGCTTCGAAGAAGATTCGGGTACCCGGTCATCTCTGTTATGGGAATGCCGTCGGCCGATCGCGGCCAAGCGTCCTAAATTCCTGCTGATGGAGAATGTGAAAGCCCTCGTGTCGGATAAATACCGTCCGCTGTTTCTCAAATGGGAATCGTGGCTTCGCTCGCTCGATTATGTCAATTACACGGAAATACTCAACGCCAAAGACTACGGCGTGCCGCAGAACCGGGAACGTGTGTTTATGCTCTCCATTCTTAACGGATGCTGGTATGAGTTTCCGCATCCGGTTCGGTTGGAAAAGCGGCTGAAAGATGTGCTGGAGCTGGAGGTAGACGAGAAGTATTTTTTGAACGAGCGCGGGATAAATTACGTCAAAAAGAAGTTAGGGAAATATACGGCTATCAACGGTGAAGTGGCGATGTGTTTAACAGCGAAAGGTTGCGCAAATTGGACTGGTACTTTCATATCCGACAAGTCTATTCAGATCGGTGCGACAAAGGAAACGGACTGGAACCGACAGCAATACCGGGTATACGATCCGACCGGCATCAGCCCGACGATAACGACGAAATCGGGCGGCGGCCTCGAACCAAAAATCCTGATGCGGGGACGCGGCTTCAACAAAGGCGGCGAAGCGGATATTCCCGGAACGATTACAGGAAGTGCGTGGGAGCAGAACAATTTGCTGGACTATGCAGGCTGCATCCGCCGCCTTACGCCCCGAGAATGTTTGCGGCTGATGGATGTTTCGGACGGCGACATCGACAAGATACAAGCTGTGGGAATCAGCGATACGCAGCAATACAAGCTGGCCGGGAACAGTATCGTAAAGGCTCCGATGATGGGGATATTCAGGAATATGTTGAAATACGGACTATGCGAATAGGTTTGGTTGACATAGACGGGCATCATTTCCCGAATCTCGCGCTGATGAAAATATCGGCGTGGCATAAGGCGCAGGGCGACCGAGTGGAGTTCGCAGACCCGATGTTCGGGTGCTACGACCGGGTTTACATGTCGAAGGTCTTCACCTTCACGGCCGATTGTCCGGACATCTACCATTGCGAGGTAATCCGGGGCGGAACGGGATTCCGGGACTATGCGACGGTGCTGCCGGAAGAGGTGGAACACATCTGCCCGGATTACTCGCTCTATGGCGTCAGGGAAGCCTATGGTTTCCTGACCCGTGGTTGCCCGAACCGCTGCCCGTGGTGCATCGTTTCGCACAAGGAGGGAGCCATCCGACCGGCATCCCCGCTCCGGGAGTTCCTCGGCGACAAGCGTCAGGCCGTGTTGCTCGACAACAACGTGCTGGCGTCGGAGTTCGGATTGGAACAGATCGAGGAGATTGTCCGCATGGGGATCGCAGTCGATTTCAATCAAGGGCTGGATGCCCGGAGGGCGTGCGATGATCTCTACATCCTCGACCTGCTGGCACGGGTGAAATGGATTCGGCATATTCGGTTCGCCTGCGACCGTATGTCCCAACTGGAGGCGGTTACAAAGTGTGTCAAAGAGTTGGGGCGCCGAGGCATCAAGCCATATCGCATTTTCGTCTACTGTCTGATTCAAGATGTCGATGAATCATTGGAGCGGATCAACGCCCTACGCAAGCTGAAAGTCTGCCCGTTTGCCCAGCCTTACCGGGATTTCGATAATAACATCAAACCGACGAATGAGCAGAAACGATTGGCTCGTTGGTGCAATCACAAGGCTATTTTTAAGAGTGTTGAATTTAAAAATTACAAGAGATGAAAGATCAGGTAACAAGCATTGAGCAGCCGTTGCGTCTCGTGGATGGCAAGTTTATGCTCGGGGATATAAAACCTGAAATCGGCAATCCCAAACAAATCGCGCTTTTGCAGAAGATCGAGCGCGAACGTACACAACGGGAAAAGGATGCCAATGATGGCCGGTTGGATGTATACATTCATGTGGAAGATATTAAGTATAAAGTCGTCTGTGAGTTCAGGTGCATTTGCGGAAATGATATTCAGGCGAGGGGCATTAATTATACTGACGTTTGGGAAGATTTGGAATGCCCGGTTTATGAGGATGGGCCAATCATCTGCGATAAATGCTACCGGGAGTATGAGATTGATGGTTTACATGCAAAGTTGATTAAACGATGAAAACACGCCTACCGAAACGACTGCGGCGGGAGGCTGACAAGAAGTTAGCTCCAATACGCATGATACATCCGATTCATTTTTCGGAATTTGTTGAATGATGGAATTACCGGATGTATATGGCATACCGAGAGAACTTTATCCTCCGCCGCGTTGCGGAGCTAAAAGGAAAGAGAAAAATGAAGACCAACAGACTAATAAACGAATGTCATTGCTACAACTGCCGAAAATACGAAGAATGCCAAACCAAAGGCGTATTCGACAATGATCCGGGCTTCGACTTCTGCGTGAACTATGAGGATGTGAGCTATCCCGATGACGATAACGATGAAAACGATTGAGCCATGAAAAGCGAAAATGCAAAGGAATACATTACACATGCCACGTGTACGGCACAAGAGTATGCTGAAAGATTCGGAGGGCGCGAGTTGGTCGTGTCAAGATGGGATGTGTCTACCGCTATCGAACTTGCCGAGCAGGATGCCGAGATGCGAATGCGTGAGAAAGCGATTAAAGCGTATTGCAGCGAATGTGCATGCTATGAAACGGGGGCCTGCGCATTAGACCCCGACAAATGTGCGACAAAACTACTTTTTGTCCAAAACATGACCGAGGAATGAAAAACTTTTTGATTGATGGTATTTGGCAAGGACCGCCGAATGGGTTCGACGTTAGAGAATGGCTCAATGAGGTTGTCGCCTATTCGGGTCTTGACGAATACCTTCAACCTACTGGAGTTATTCGTCGGTTTCAGAAGATAGAGCGAGTGCGCCGCAATGGCCGAGGCCGGGGCAAGACCGTCGAGGCTATTGCCGCGGAGATCAACAGGACAAACAATCTAAAACGACAAGAATAGGATGAAATTCACCACCCCGTGCTTTGTCCGCGTCGAGGATGCGGAGAAGCGGAAAGAACTGGCTGTGTGGCTGTCGAGTATAGGCCGGTATGTATCTCCTGCCGTCACATCAAGCGATGATCATAAAGACTGGGTAATAGTTACGGAACCTTACGATCCTGATTTGGATGGTTATGTTGGTATTTGGGCTAAGACACCCAAATCACCAGCATTTATTGACTGTGGCGAAAACATCGAGCTGTTCAAGGCGCTGGCGGCGATGAACGATGAGAATTACAACGAGCAGTATTTTGTTACCGAGTTAGCCGGGAGTTCGTATTGTGTGCACAAAAATCGAAATACAAACCTTGCTTATTCTCTTACTTGCCGCAAGGCCACGGTCGCAGAGATTATCGAATATTTCAAAAAGAGTGAAAAATAATACGATATGGCTTACTTTATTACAGAGCCTTTAGCTGGCAGCGACGATGTAGTTGTGTCGGTTTATAAGAATACGGGAGAATATGTCGGGAATATCATTTACGACAGGTATAAATGGAGGATGTTGTCTGATGATGCCAGAGATGACGTTATTCGAAAGTGTTTCGGCGATAAGAAGTGGATTTGGTGAAATGAGCGAGCTATGACGATATTTAGAATGCGCATACAGGGATGCGGGTGTAATAGCTGTGAACGCAATATGTATCGAAGATATTTGTCCGTGTGCATATTGGGGCGTTATTACGAGTTCTTTAGATTCCGAGGGGTTTGCAAAGACTGCAACTCCCCGTTCTGAAAAAATAGCGAGATTCTCGTAAAATCTCGAAAAAACTGTAAATATCTTTAAACACTTTAAAGAACTTGAAACATGGAAACGATTGAGGAAAGAGCACGAGAATACGCGCATCAATACCGACGAGATGCGCATGACTTGAAAGGAGAACGAGCCGATGCGGCCTTTGCGGCGTATTGTCAGGGGGCAAAATCCGAGCGTGAGGAGTTGACCCGTTGGCATGATCCGAAAGAGGAGTTACCTCCGATTTATGATAATGTCATGGTCAAATATATGGCATTAGATGGGTGTGAACATGTTGCGATCGCATGGCGTTCTGCCGGTGACGCAGGAGGATGCACCTATACTATCAGCGGGACAGGTGTCGCGATCAACAGTCGAAATGTCATTGGCTGGCGGGAGATTCACGAATAGAGCTATGGATATTCTAACCCCACATGACGGTATCACGAACGAGAAGATTTGCAAGGCGCAGATCGAAGCCGTCGAGAAGAAACAGAACGAATACAAACTGATCGGTCGTCTGACGAAGGTCCCCGGCCACACCCTTTACAGGTTCAATGCGACTACGCGGGAGGCTTCGAAAGCGATCGTAGAGATACGTTCGGGGTATTGCTATGATCCGGAGAAAGGTCCGAAGATGCAGATTAGACACCGATTCAATGTGAAGGTCGAAAAGGACTGCTACTACGAACAGGCGTTGAACATGAAGAACTTCATCAAGCGCCTGCGCCGCCAGGGAATCATCGGGGCGGATGAGTGTGTGAAAATCGTAAAATGAGATAATTATGAGAGAAAACAAATATCGGGGCAGACGCCTCGACAATGGGGAATGGGAACACGGGGATTTAGTCCAATTTGGGCAGCAATGTTATACCCCTTGCAAATGTGCAATTATACCGGGCACAGCATCGGGAAGCGATCCACTCTGTAAGATTTTATTCGATTATGAGGTCGATCCCGCCACCGTCGGCCAGTTCACGGGGCTGAAAGACAAGAGCGGCAGGGAGATTTGGGAGGGGGATATATTCAAAGAAGACGGTAGCGGAATTGTGCGGTCAGTCTTCCGAGTGCCCGGCGGCCTTGCTTTCGAGGATAATCCTGTGTCGTTCGGCTATGACCATAGAGCGCCAGTATATCCGTATTCTTCCATTGCTGAAATGCAAAGCGTATCATGGTTATCGCAATGTTGCGAAGTCATCGGCAACATCCACGACAATCCGGAACTACTTAAAACTGAATAAACCATGAAGAATTTCGATTTGGAGGCCGCCAAGCGAGGTGCGGCGGTGTGCACGAGGGGCGGGCTTCCCGTTGAATTTTCACACATCACAAATAGTGCCTACCTGCCTGTTAGGGTGCTTGTTTATGGCGACCCTAAAAAACTGTATTCCGAAATTGGTGCTTATCCTGAAAACGGACAAATGTACCCTGATATTGCAAGTGAGGACGACCTGATGATGCGCGACGATGACTATCTGGAGAAGCTGGAGCGGGGAGAGTATGACCATATTGCTGGCGCCCGCAAAATGGTCGGGACAGCTATTAAGCAAAACTTAAATACTGACCGCGAGTACTGGCGGCGGGTGTATGCCGGGCAGGCGATGCAAAGCGAAATATCCGGATGTTTGGCAGCCGGCAATGGTTTCGATGGCGACAAGGCTATTCCGGGAATCATTGCGAAAAGCTCCGTCATGATTGCCGACGCTCTGATTGAAGAACTGGAGAAAGATGAAAAAGTACTGTAAGTGCGGCGAGTGTGCTTTTCTGAAGAATGAAGGCATAGACGGCTACGGGCAATGTATCATTACCTGGAATATACGGCATTGCGGGGAAATGTGCAGTTTTCAGGACGACAAGCCGGACGAGGTTCAGGCTGTCCGCATTCTGCATCATTTTCAGAAATGGCGGCGGGGCGGCCGGGGAAAACAGCCGAACCCCACGATTATCGGAGATGCCATAGACCGGGCGATACGGACGTTGAGGCGGGAAACCAAAGATGTACCTAAATTTTGAACGGTAAAAGATATGAATTGCCGGAAAATGAAGATCTGATTTTGTGGAAATAAAAAAGAGGCAATCCCGAAAGATCACCCCTGAACCCATTACAAAGGTAGTGATTAATTCGGATAAATACAATGCCTCAAAAAAAATCTTGTAGAACTGCGGCGAATATCGCTTTGGTTCGCCCAGAAAATAAAATCAAAATATGTGTCCGTGTGACACCGTACGTTTACCAACACTTGGAGGAGGTTGCCCGAGTTAATGGTGTGAGCGTGTCGGTTGTTGCACGGGCTTTTTTGCAACGAGGCGTTGAAGATGCCGTGAATTATTATGAGGATGAGAAACAGATGTAGAGGACGCTTTTTGCCGGAGGTAGCACTCGTCATAGCCCGTAATTACGATTTGCTATTGCGCTTATGCAAGGTTTCCGCGGCCTGTGGCCGTGGTTCGGTGGAGGGTATGGATATTTTCCATGATACGATTTTGATGGTTACGCACGATCTTCGGTGCCTGAATTTCCGTTCGGATTCCGATTTCATCGAGTATTTCCAATATCGCTACCGCATGGTGCTCTACCAAACATGCGCAGATGAAAAACAATATAATCCCTTATTTTATGCCCACGATCTTAAAACCACGGAAAACCAAGAATAATAGCAGTCGTTACGATGCGGAGCGTCGCAAGATCTATAATAGTCGTCGTTGGCAGCATTTGCGCAACATCAAATTCATGAACGATCCGCTCTGCGAGGTATGCGCCGGAAAGGGACTTGCGATTCCTGCGGAGGATGTCCACCACATTGTTTCGTTCATGTCTACGGATGACCCCCAGTTGCGCCTATGGCTTGCTTACGATTATTCCAATTTGATGTCCGTCTGCAAAAAGTGTCATCAGAATATCCACAACGGCAATTTAGAAAAATGAAAATATGGGAAATGTAAGATTTAAGATTCCGGGATCGATCCAGCATGACGAAACGAAACGTTTTATCCGCGATCTGGTTCGCAAATTAAATGACGAGAATAAGATCGGCGTGGCTGATATTCCGAACCTGCATCGTTTGGCTACCAGTTTTGACCAGTATCTCACTGCTATAAATTGGTTGTCTGATCATTCGATGATTACCATAAATAAGAAAGGAGAGGATGTTAAGCATCCGTATGTGAATATCGCCCGTGAGGCGTGGGCGCAATACCTCGATGTTGCCAAACAATATGGATTGACAATCAAGAGCAAGGCACAGATAGATTCGCATAAGTCGAACGATGGTGTCCCGGACACTCCGCTTGATGAGTATATCCGGGAAAAGCGTACTCGTGGTTAAGGTACCGGGATACATACTATACGCGCAGCGTGTGTTGAACGGAGATATCGTTGCTGGCAAGTGGGTAAAACTCGCCTGCGAGCGTTTTTTTGCCTTTATGGAAGATGATCGGTATGAATTCCGCGAAAAAAAAGTTCAGGATGTTATCCGCTTCATTCATATGCTCCGGCATTATACCGGGCGTCATGCCGGCAAGCCCTTTGTGCTCGAATTGTGGCAGGAGTTCGCCGTTGCGAACATTTACGGCTTCTATCGCAAGGAGGACGGAAGCCGTCTGGTGAAATCCGTGTACATGGAGATGGCCCGAAAGCAGGGGAAATCTGCACTTGCGGCGGCTCTGTGTCTCAATAGTCTGATCGGGGAGGAGGAAATGAATGCCGAGGTCTATCTTGCGGCTAACAGTAAGGATCAAGCGAAAATCAGCTTCGGTATGTGCTCGAATTTCGTAAAGAGCATCGATCCTATCGGTAAATACTTGAAACCCTATCGGGATAGGGTTAATTTTGATAAGATGCTGTCAACGTTGCGGGTCTTGGCCGCTGATGACAGCAAACTCGATGGTTTCAACGCTTCAATGTATCTGCTCGATGAGTATCACGCGGCTAAAAATACCAAGCTGAAAGATGTGTTGCAGTCCTCGCAGGGTATGCGAGACGATCCCCTCGGCGTTATCATAACGACGGCCGGTTTCGACAAGCTGGGTCCGTGCTATCAATACCGAACGATGTGCACGGAGGTTTTGAGCGGTTTGAAGCCGGACGATTCTCTCTTTGCGCTGATCTATGCGCTGGATGAGGGAGACGATTGGAAAGACGAAAACATGTGGATCAAGAGCAATCCGAATCTGGGAGTCACTGTGAAACCTGCGTATATCCGCGAGCAAGTGCAGAAAGCTGTGAACTCTCCGTCTGAAGAGGTAGGTATCAAAACCAAGAATATCAATATGTGGTGCGATGCCGATACGGTATGGATTCCGGAGCATTATATCCTTTCCGCTTCGCAAAATTTGAATGTCGATGATTTCCGTGGCAGAGATTGCTTCGCGGGCGTCGACTTGTCGGCCACGAGTGACCTGACGGCACTTGCGTATATGATTCCCACCGATGAGTTCATGTATTTCTTCGTGAAATATTATCTTCCGGAAGCGGCCCTTCAAGAGAAACGCTTCAAAGAGCGTTATAGCGAATGGCGCCGTATGGGGTGCCTTACCGTGACGCCGGGAAATGTTACGGATTACGACTATATTCTGAATGATTTGATGCAGCTTCGTGAGTGGTTCTACCTCCAAAAGGTGGGCTATGACGATTGGAATGCCACGCAGTTTGTTATCAATGCTACGGAGAAGGGAATGCCTATGGAGCCGGTCAGTCAAAGTATCGGTAATTTCAACCGCCCGACCAAAGAACTCGAACGCCTCATACTGTCGTATCGGGCTAAATTCGATAACAACATCATCACGCGCCATTGTTTTCGCAACGTTGTTATGGCCCGCGACCGGAACGGGAACACCAAACCATCGAAACAATATGAAGAAAAAAAGATCGACGGTGTAATCGCGTCTCTGATGGCTCTCTCGGCCTATTTATCTACGCCGAGATACGGTCAGCTCTATTGATTTTGCGTTTGTCGGACAAAATGTCGGACAAATTTTTGGTTTATAGTAAAGAGCATGCGATGAATCTGTTCGGCTATAAACTTTCTATTGATTTCCGCAAGGCATCCAAGCAGGAGGTGTCCGGGATTCCCGCATACACGGGAGGTTATCCGGGATTCCTGCAAAGCAACAGCCTGCCGATGCTTCTCTCTACTGTCTATCGGTGCGTGGATCTCATCTCCGGCAGCGTTGCCGTGCTCCCGCTTGAAACTTACCTGCTGGACGAGGAGGGATTCAAGAGTAAATATAAGTCGCATCCGGCCTACTATATCTTGAATTCGGAGCCGAACGAGAATATGACCCGCTACACGTTCATCAAGACGCTGATGGCTTCTGTTCTGCTCCAAGGTAACGGATATGCTTATATTGAACGCAACTCGAAATTGGAGGTCACGCAGCTGATCTTCATTCCGTCGCAGTTAGTGTCTATCGTCTGGATCATGGACGGCCGCGGGATCAAGCGGAAACGTTATCAAATTTCCGGGTTCAAAAATCTTGTGGAGCCGAAGGACATGATCCATGTTCTGAATTTCAGTTACGACGGCATTACGGGCGTTTCTACGCTTACACACGCCCGGCAGACCCTCGGCATCGCTACGGCGAGTGAGGAGCACGCGGTTAACTTTCTGCATAGTCGTGCGAGCGCCGCCGGGGTTCTCAAAGTGGAGGCTGGCCGACTCACTAAAGAGCAAAAGGATGATATCTACGCCACGTGGGATCGGCGCATGAATCAAAATTCCGGAAGCAGCAATATAACGATATTGGAGGCTAACATGTCATATCAGCCGATTACTATCAGCCCGAAGGATTCCCAGCTGCTTGAGTCGCGTCAGTTCAATGTTGTAGACATTTGTCGTTTCTTCTCTGTTTCACCTGTCAAAGCGTTCGATTTGAGTAAATCGAGCTATTCCACGGTGGAAGCTACGCAGTTGGATTATCTGACCGATACGGCATTGTCTGTCATCACGAAAATCGAACAGGAGATCAATCGCAAAGTCTTTTTGCCTTCGGAGCGAGACAGTGTCATTGCCGAGTTCTCCACTTCTGCGATTCTGCGTACCGATAAAGCTGCACAAGCTGCCTATCTGAAAGATATGTTCTATATCGGCGCGATCACTCCGAATGAAGTACGCCGGGAGAATAACCTGTCTCGTTTGGACAATGGAGATCGGGCATTCGTGCAGGTGAATGTCCAAACGCTTGATGCGGCCGTGACGAAGCCCGTGGACGCTCCTGCGTCGGACCCGAATACAATAAACGATAAAAATCAAGAATAATGGAAAGAGAAGTCAGGAATATCCAGAGTGAAGTGCGCTTCGCCCCTGAGGAGGGTATGGTCGAGGGTTATGCCATGCTCTTCAATACGCAGTCCGACGGGCTGCCGTTCTACGAAACTATCGAGTCGGGGGCTTTGGATGGGGTTTTGGAACGCAGCGACGTATTTGCCCTGCTGAACCATTCGATTGAGCGCGGAGTTCTCGCTCGGTCGAAGAATGGCAATGGCAGTCTGGAACTTACGGTCGATGACCGAGGATTGAAATATCGCTTCAAGCGGCCGGACACGGCAATCGGGCATGAACTCGAAGAGAATCTCCGGCGCGGTGAGATCGATCAGAGCTCCTTTGCCTTTACCGTTGAGCAGGATAAGTGGGAGCGGCGCGATGACGGCATCTGGAGCCGCCGCATCCTCAAAATCGCGGAGATATTCGATGTGTCGCCCGTATATCGCGCTGCGTATTCTGCGACTTCTGTTTCCATGCGCGGCAAGGAGGAGGCCGAGAAAGAGCTGGAGGAGCAGGAGCGTCGCAGCCGTGAAGAGTATTACGCCAAAGCAGAACAACTTTTTAATATCTAATACATTATGGCAAAAGAAAAGAGTATCACCGAACTGCGTGACGAGAAGAGAAGCCTTGCTACGCAGGCGCAGGGCATCATCGATGCCGCCCGCAGCGAAAAGCGTCAGTTCTCCGACGCGGAGAATACGCAACTGGGGGAGATTCAGGTCCGTATGGCTGAAATCAACCTTGAAATCGAGACTCGCGAATCGGAGAACCGCGGCAAGGGGCAGCCGCATACCCCGGAAGAGAAATTCTCATTCCGTCGGGCCCTCGTCAATCAGCTGAATCATCAACCCCAGCACGACGCCGAGGCGCGCATGATCGACGAGGCTGCGCGCGCACATGCTCCGTATATGGCCAGCAACTCCGACGGCGGAAACCTCATTCTCCCGATGAATACCCGTGCTGCGCTTACCGCGACTGCGGAGGCTGCAACGGGTGTCGTGATCGACGAGGATCAGATGGAGATGCTGCTTCCGCTGGAGCCGAACCTGGTTCTGACACGCGCCGGAGCACGTATCATGAACGGACTGCGGGGCAATATCTACTGGCCCAATGTCAGCGCCGCGACAGTATCCTGGGAAGGAGAGAACGACGAGGCCAAAGACGGCGCCCCTACGATTTCCAAGGGTACGGTATTCTCTCCCAAGCGCCTTACGTCTATCGTCGAGATCAGCCGTCAGTTGCTGGTGCAGGAGAATGCGAGTGTCGAGGCCTTGGTCCGTCGTCTGCTGGCCACGGCCATCGCTCAGAAGCTGGAAAAGACAGCTTTCAGCAAGGCCGCACACGACGACAAGATTCCCGATGGTCTGTTCCAGAAGGCGCCCGAGATCAAAGGTTCGATGACGTGGGCGCAGATCGTAGAGATGGAGACCAAGTGCGACACGAACAATGCACTGTTCGGGAATCTGGCCTACCTTCTCAACCCGAAACTCATCGGTCTTGCGAAGACCAAGGTCAAGGATGCTTCGGGCGCCGGAGGTTTCATCTTCACCGGGAACGGGGACGGCACGCTGAACGGCTACCGTGCTCTGCGCAGCAACAACATCCCCTCGGACCTTCAGGATGCAGAGGATGAGTATGGCGCCATCTTCGGCAACTGGTCCGACTTCTTTATCGGTCAGTGGGGTGCGATGGACTTCATCACAGACCCGTATACGAAAGCCGGGCAGGCGATGGTGCGCATCATCGTGAACTCGTACTGGAATCTGGGTAAGGTCCGTGACGATTCGTTCGTTACCGCATCCTTCAAATAGAAGCAATGACATGGCTCTGTCCGGAACACCAACGCCCAAATGCCTGACTTTGGCTGAAGCCAAGAGGCATTTGAATATCGAGGATGACTTCACCGACGACGATCAGTATATCGAAAGCTTGATCGATGTCGCGCAGGAAGTTGTGTCTCAAGATATTTGTGTGCCTCTGGGGGAGTTGATAGGGAAGGCCGGGGGACTCCCGGCCCCCCTTCGGCAGGCTATGTTGCTCATGATCGGAAACTATTACGCCAGCCGCGAGAGCGTGGCTTTCGGTGTTCTGGTCCAAGACACCAAGGCTTATAGGCATCTTATCGCGCTTTACAGGAACTATTCGAGATGAGAGCAGGATTGTTACGTGAGATCGTCGTGTTCAAGGAACCACGTATGGTTCAGACTGCTACGGGAGCTGTTAGCAAAGAGTATGTTGCAGTGCATAGGTGCCGGGCTTATAAAAAACGGTTTTCCAATGTAACCGACAAGGATAAGGTAGATGCCAAAGAGGAGTTCTATGGGCATTTCGGGGTCTTGCAGGTTCGCTACAGCCCAAAAATCAACGACCGTCAGATCGTGGAGTTCCAGGGTGTGGATTACAAGATCATTTTGCTCGACCGCAATATCACGGATAACACCTATCTGGTTAACGTAAACAAGATGAACGAATGATTGTCGTAGATGTACAAACGCGCCAGGCCGCCGAGTATTTGGTAAGCAACCTGGATTCCTTTGATCAGCAAAAGGCAATCAAGGAGGGGCTGCTGCGTGCCGCGAAGGTTTTTTCGCGCCGGGGACGCAGCAATCTGCGGTCGCGTCTGATGGGAACGAGCAAGAAAGGCAACCTGCTCCGGGCTTTCGGTGTGGTGTACCGCAAGCAGTATGTTATGTCGCTGGCTGGATATACGGGGCGCGGTCGTCATGCCCATCTGGTAGACTTGGGAACGCGTCGTCGCAGGACCAAATCCGGAAAAAATCGAGGTGTCATGCCCGCCAACTACTTTTGGAGCGATGCCCGCCAGAGCGAGGAACGCTCGGCGATGCAGGAGATCCTGCATGGCATCGAGCTCGCAATACAACGTATTCAAAGCCGAATGTAATGGGACGCGCGGACAAGAAATTTACGATAATCACCGAGGTCGTCAAAATACTTCGGAGTTCCGAAGATTTGGCTGCGATGATCGGCACCAAGATCTTTCCCATCATCGCACCGGAGGGCACCCCGGGAGATTTCGTCTCTTATCAGCGAGATGGAATGGATCTCGAATGGTCCAAGATGGGGCCGTCTTTGCAGCGTTCATATTTCTATATCAACGTTGTAAGCGACGATTACGACCGGAGTCTCAAAATCGCCGATATAATTTATGACGCATTGGATGGAGAATGGCAGAATCCCGATATGTGCATCCGTTTGACGGATTATGCCGAGGATTATATCGACAAGAAATATTTACAGGTACTTCAATTTTCAATTCAATAAACTATGGCAGAAAAAAAGTATGATTCATCGAAGGACATGATCACGGGCGATAAGCTCATGCTCTTTGTCCAGACAGAGGCGGCCGGAGAGGAAGGCACTCCCCCCGCGAAGATTCTTCCCATCGCGTTCGGTACGTCGTGCGGCATCGAGATCAGTACCGATACGATCGACACCAGCAGCAAGATGTCCGGGAACTGGAAAGAGTTTCTTGTCGGTCAGCTCGGATACACGGTGTCGAGCGAATCTCTCCTCTCGCTCAAAACGGGCCATTGCTCGTTCAACACATTGAAGCGGTTGATGAAAGAGCGTATGCCCATCCCGTTCGTCATGGCAAAGACCGCAGAATCCGAAGGTGATTTTCCGCAGGGCGATAGCCTTGTCAAGGGAGAGGCGATTATCACGGCGTTGAGCATGACCGCTGACAACGGTTCGATCTGTACTTCAAGTATTACACTCCAGGGCACCGGCGAATTGGCTGACGGTACACTCGTGGAGTAGCAATTTTGCAGTTAGGGCGGGCGGCTTCCGCCGTCCCCCTTTTTTTTAACGTATGGACATCAAAATCAGACTTGACATCGAGGCCATCGTTCGATGGGAGCAAATGACCGGGCGCAGTTTTCTCCGCATGGATTTTTCCGATGAAAACGATATGCGTAGATTGCTGTATTGCGCGACCGTGACATGTGCTGCCGAACCGTTCACGTTCGATGTATTCGAACAGACGCTTCAAAGCGAAAAGATCGTTGCGGCAGAGGTTCGTTCTCTGACGGCTTACAGTGCTTTTACAGCGCAGTTTTCCCGCAAACCGGATTTCGGAAGCAAGTCTGATGCTGATATGACACAAAATGTCACGATAGGCTCTATCGCCGCGAAACTGATTGTAGCTGCGGGCATGGATGCCCATTTCGTGATGCACGAAATGTTTGTCGAGGATCTTCCCATGTATATCGAGGCTTTGAATGACAAGCTTCGTCACGAAGAAGAATCCCGAAGGCTGTGGACGTTTTACGCGGTTCTTCCCCATGTTGACAGCAAGAAACTCAAAAATCCTCAAAAGCTCCATGTTTTTCCGTGGGAGGCCGAGGAGGCGGCCCGTAAAGCCCGGGAGGAACTCACACGTAGCGAGCAGGAGTTTTACCGGTTTATGAATGGTGAACTGATAGACATGAATGCGATTCAATGGCATAAAAAATCCTTATCATGAGCAGTAGCAAACTTTCCTTTTCGATTGCGGTAAAGTTATTGACGGACAACTTTAAAAAAGGCTCTGCCTCCGTCAAGAGCTATCTGCGCTCCATGCAGATGCAGTTCATGTCATTTGCCGCAGCAGTGGGCGGAGGAGCCATCGGGCTGTCGAATTTCGTATCGAAGATGATCGAGACGGCGAAGGAGACCTCGCGCGTCAATATCGCCCTGAAAAATGTTTCCAAATCGACCGGGGAATATGCGGACCACCAGAAGTTCATCATCGGACTGTCGAAGAAATACGGCGTGCAGGTGAACTCCCTGACAAGTGGGTTTGCCAAGTTCAAGGCCGCGGCTGATATTTCGAACATGGCGCTCTCCGATCAGTATAAAATCTTCGAGTCCGTTTCGCGCGCTGCGGTGGCTTTCGGTTTGAGTGCCGAAGATCAGAGGGGCGTATTCCTGGCCTTGTCGCAGATGATGAGCAAAGGAAAAATCCAAGCCGAGGAGTTGCGTCTTCAAATGGCCGAGCGTCTCCCGGTGGCGATTCAGGCTATGGCGAAAGCGGCCGGCGTCTCTGTCGAGGAGATGGACAAGCTGATGAAGAAAGGCAAACTCTATTCTTCGGATGTTCTGCCGCGATTTGCCGAGGCTCTCGACGAGATGATTCCCAATATCGACACCGACAACCTCATGACGTCGCTCAACAGATTGAGTAATGCCTTCGTCGAGTTGACTAAGAATTTGGGCATTGAGGAGAAATTCAAGTCTATTGTCGACACCGTCACGCGGCTGTTGGGTACTTTGTCTAACAACGCCAAGACGATAGTTTCAGGGCTGGGGCATCTTCTGACGATAGGACTTGCCAATGTCGCATATCGGATAGGCAAGTCTATGACCGGCAGCTACGACCAATTCGTCGCCGCGTCGGTCAAGGCTATGGAGACGCTGAACACCCGCCACGAGGCAGTCGTCCGGGCGCAGGAAGCCGTGGATCGCGCCCAAACGGACCTGTACATAGCGCAGCAGAACGAGCAACTCGTGGCGGTGGTGGGTACCGAAGCCCAAAAGCGGCGGGCCCGGAACGCTACTGCGAACGCCGAAAAAGCCCTCGGGGCCAAAACTACGGCCCTTGTCAAGGCGCAGGAGGCCGAGAAAGCAGCCGCGGCAAAGGTTACGGCGGAGACGCAGAAAGCCGCGGCCGCGAGTGGCGCGACGGGGTGGACAAAGATGTGCAATGTTGTTTCTTTCAGTTTCGCACGGCTCGGGGCGGCGATGAAAGCGGCATTCAGCGCGACGATTTGGACGGCGGCAATCACTGCCGTAATGGAACTTGTCCGGTGGCTCGTCAAAGCGGTTACGGAAACAAACCGCATTAAGAATATCGTCTCTGACATGGAGAGAAAACTGGCAGAGAAAGTTGACAATACTCAAATACAGAATCTCGTCGAGTATCAGCGGATTTTGAACGACCCTTCTCAAGGCGACACAAAGAGATTAGGGGCACTCAAAGAAATCAATGCCATCCTTGGCGAGAACTATGATATTGCGAAGCTCGACTCGAAGCTCCAAGACGAGATCAACAAAAAGATTGAAGCCCGCAAGCGCTTGCTTGCAGCGCAAGATCGGTACAACAACGCCCAGGCAGCAGCTAATGATTCCCGGGAGCAGTTGCGTAAACTGGAAGATAGCGAAGCGTATAAGGAGGCGTTTAAGAGAGCCTACGAGGATACTTATCGGGATGGCATGACGGCCCACCAGTATGTCGTGAATGCGGAGATGGGGCGGGCTAAGAAAGAACCATATGCTAATCTTTACAGGAGGAGGGCATTGGATGAACTGAATGCCGATCCGCTCCGTGAGGCCGAGAACCTGCGCACCGCGATAGCCAAGGCGGATAAGGTCATATCTGCTTTGGCCGAGGAAATTGCGGAATTGGGAGGTTCCAAGGCATCAACCGCCCCTCCGTTGTTTGGCGATGAAAGCGGAAAGAAGGGCAAGAAAACGGAGCTGGAGAAGCAGCAGGAGAAATATACCGAGTCGTTGAGGGCCTTGCAGAAGAAGCTCGATGCCAACATTATCACGCAAGACGAATACGACGAAGCCCTGCGGGATTTGATCGAGAAGTCCTACATCGACGCTTATTCCTCCGGAGACAAGGGTGTGTTGGAGAGCGAATACTACAAAGCTCTTGAAAACTCTTTCAAAAAACTTCCCCGTGGTGAAGCCTATAAAGCGGAGCGCCAGCGAATAGATATTCTGAAAGAGTACAGCGATTCCGTCAAGCGCCGCCAGGCGGAGCTCGAAGCGGGAGCTATCACCGAAAAGGAATACCGGGAGGCGTTGTTCGACTTGACGCGCGAGGCCCGCAAGAATCTGGCGTCGAATATGGCCGGAGCCGATGATTTCGAGCAGGCCTATTTCAGAGGATTAGGCGACTTGACCCGAGGACTGGCTCCGAAACCGGAGTTGAAAGCGCGTGATGCTTCCCGCGACTACAAGAAAACGGATATCGACATCTTGGAGGAATCGCTGTCTGTCGCCGAGCAAAACCGGGATATATTCCGCCGTTTGGCCGAGGAGACAGGAGGGATGTTCTCCGAAGAACTTTCGGCTGCGATGTCCAATGTCAAGACTCTTGAAGAAGCGTTGAAAATCGCCGAAGCCAAGAAGGCAGTTGAGGAACTTACAAAGGAACTCCGCACGGGTGCCTATAACGGTGTGAAAAGCATTGTCGGAAGTGTGGACAACATTGCTTCGGCGTTCGAGCGGGTAGGCGATGTCTTGTCCGATGGGGATGCATCGGCCTGGGAACGTATCATGGCGGTTTGGGAGGCTATGACAAGTATCTCGGATGCTTTTATTCAGACTATCGAGATTATCGAACGGTTGACGAAGGTCAAGGAGATGCTGGCCAAAGCGGAGCTTGCCGAAGCTGCCGTGTCGGATACCGTAACGGAGAAGAAAGTTGCCAATGCTGCGATAGGTATGGCCGCAGATGCCGCCGAAACGGAATCTACGGTAGTGAATGCCGGGACCAAGGTTGCAGCTAAAACGGCCGAAGGAGCGGCTTCCGCCGGAGCAAGCGCTGCGAGCCTGCCGTTCCCATGGAACATCGTGGCTATCGGGTCTGCCATTGCCGCCGCTCTTGCGGCGTTCGCTATGATTCCCCGCTTTGAAAACGGCGGTATCGTAGGTGGAAACTCCTCGAAAGGAGACAAGATTCTCGCGCGTCTGAATTCCGGAGAGATGGTGCTCAACAAAGACCAGCAGGGCACGCTGTACGGACTTCTGAACAATCGGAGCCGTTCGGTAGAGGTCTCAGGGGAATTCAAGGTCCGGGGACGAGATTTGGTTGCCGCAATCGACAACAACAACAAATTCAAAAAAAGGGTCAAATAGATGAAATACCTGCGTTACTATTCCGGCTTTTACAGTCGCGACAATATTCCGTATCGCATCGAGATATGGCAGGACGCCGAGGCGGCTTTCGATCCGGAGCGCATTACGCTTGCAGCTGACCCGGTAGAGATCGAATGGGCGGAGGTTGACAAGCTGGAACCCGTGCATAGCAGTTCCGCGACATTGAATATGGTTTCTCTGTCGGACCGTTGTTTCGCCGATCTTTATACTGTGGCCCCCGGAACGATACGGCTGGATATTCTGCGCAATGGAGCGTTGTATTGGTCTGGAACGCTCGATACGGAGCTTTTCGAGGAGCCGTACTCATACAAGGACCGCTACATTACGACCGTGACGTTTTCCGATTTCGCTGTTCTGGATCGCATGGATTGGCAGGATCGGGGAGTCAAAACCATGTCGGAGGTTTTGGAAACATGCCTTGCCGCTGCCGGGTTCAACAGAGGTGTTCTTGAAAAACGGATTTCCACGGGGCTGGCCGAAGGTTACACAGGAGACCTTTTCGATGATTGTTCGCTCATGTGCGATAATTTCTTCGATGAAGACGAGGAGCCGTCCAGCATCCGTGAAGTATTGGATGAAATGCTACGGCCTTTTGCGTTGAGGCTTAAACAGAAAAACGGCAAGCTGCTCCTTTACGACATTAACGGGATTTACGATACCGCATCTACGGCCGTGCAATGGCGGGGCACGGATGCCGAGATGGGGGTGGAGCCGGTGTATAATAAGGTTACAATTACCTTTTCTCCGTATGCTTCCGCTACGTTGTTCGACGGGACGCTTGACCCCGATGATATACTTACCGATCAGGCGGATGTCGCCGGGGAGGAAATGGTGTATACCGATCGCACTCTCAATACGGAAGGATTTCGTTTTACATACGGCGCATCCGGAACGCGACGGCTCGGAAAGCTGGAGTTGACAGATGCCGGAGGCCGCCCTTTCCGTATTGATCCGGAGTATAGCGGCAGTAATGCCGCCGGGGTGATGTGGGGGTACAGGACCGGCGCCGATTGGCACGGGGCGAGGCCGCAGAATCCAGTTGAAGGTGATACTGGCGCAGTCCCTACCATGGATACATGTCATAAGATGATAACCTTGCCCAAAGTTCGGGTCTTGAGCACCCATGACGCGAATGGACGGCGGTATAGGATGCGGGTTACATTGAGCGTGCTTTTCGATGTTCGCTACAATCCCTTTGAGCCTGCCTCCAGGAAGAACGAGGAAGGCAATTGGGATGATTTTGCCAATTGGGTAAATTATGGTTATATCCCTGTCCGTATTTTGTTGTACGACGATGCGGGTAAGGCCCGATACTATTACGATAACCAAGATGTTCGGTTTAGTACATATTCTACCTATGGTGGCACGTGGAAAATGATGACAGAATCCACCCCGGAACGAAGTCAGATTTCGTGGTTAAGCTTTTATGATTTGAGTAACAGGGAAGGCAACACGGGCTTCGGCGGGTGGCAGGAGAACAAACGGGCGCTCGGACATTACAGCGGGAAACTCACGGATTCATACATAAAGGCACCCACCGGAGAACTTCTACCCTCGCTGCCGATATCGGGGTACATCGAGGTTATGATCTATTCCGGCGTGTGGCGTCGTGACAATAACGACAATTATCCTTTCCCTCACAAGGTGTGGACTATATCCCGATGGCTCCTGTACAAAGATCCCAAGATCGAGATTGTGAAAGATAACGGCCGGGACATCGAAGAGGAGGATATCGAAGTTTCCGCTTGGATCAACAGGCAGGCAAAAGAAGGGTTGGATATTTCGACGATCATAGGCACCTCGCAGGTGCTTGTACCTTCGGGGCGGGGTTATATTCTGAAAACGTCGGATTTATCCATACTCCAAACATTTAACCGGGCCTCTGTAACGGATAGTCTCGAACGTCTGTTAGCCGGTACCGTGTATTCGAATTATGCCCGAAGGATGTCTACACTCAACGGTACCGTGGCGTTGATTCCCTCCGCGGAGGTTTTGTCCGATGTTTCATCGGACAATGCGAAATACATGTTATTGAGCGAGGTGCAGAATCTTGCTGCGGAAACCAGTGAAATCAAGATGGCGGAGATAGCTCCGGATTCATACGAAGGAATAGAATATGAAAAATAAATTCAATGTCATAGAGCGGTTCGTCACGGCTACACCTCGCAGTAAGAGACTGGCAGGAAGTGTTACAAATGGCAGTGTTGTCATTTCAGGATCGGACGGTGCCGGAAACAGCGCTGTGGACCCTAATTCACACACGCATGCCAATTATGAACTTTTAGAAAAACTTTCCGAACAGGACGGGTATTTGACACTCAAAGCAGAGAATACATCGGATGATCCGGATGCTCCGCCGTATCTATATGATAAGGTCAAAGCCGGATATTCCGATGATGCCGGTCATGCTGATGATTCCGATCTTTGGACCAAACATGCGTTTGACGACTACTTGGACCAGCCGTTGCGCAAGACTGATGAGGCGCAATTCAAGGCGGTGGTAGGCAGCTTTCGCACCCCGGATTTTGCAAGCGGCATGACGGGGACTGGAGGCCGGATAACCGCCGATGGAATCGGTGAACTCGAAGATCTTTTGGTTCGGCGAAGCCTTACGGTTCCGGAACTGAACTATAACCGGGTTGAAATATCGGTCGGCGATGATTGGAGTGCTCCTGGGGGCGGTACTGTCAAGGATGTAGATACTGCGCAGCAGTTGGTGACGCTCAAACTGGAAGATGGTGAGCGCGGTGCCGTGGCGGTCGGTGATATCTGTATGGGTATTTTTCACAGCGCAACACTGTCGGACAATGCTGTTGAGGATTCAGACGACAGCCTCGGCAACCGGACTTTTGCTGGCTTTGCGACGGCCTATTTCCGCATCACGGAGGTTATTGGTGACCACAACGAACAATTCAAATATGAATTGCGACCTCGATCAGCGACATTTACCGAACAGGTAAACCCGATGGCGGCCATGACATTCGTGGCCTATGGGTCCTTTACGAACGCCTCGCGCCGTACATCCCGGTACTCGACACGCACCTACCAGCGTTATCTGCGTGGTGTTTCCGATTGGGAGTTCACGGCGGATAACATTGCTGCCCAGTTCGGTGATCTGTCGAACCTGTCCGTTTTCGGGCTCTCCATGTCAGGATATTCCGCATACCTGAACAATATCTATATGTCGGGAGTAATTCAGCAATTTACGCCTGAAGGAGAAGAAGTGCCTACAATTATTGATCGAGGCATCTGGAACTCCGCTTCAATATACAATAAAAATGACGATGTATATTGGAACAACGCCCGATGGCGCTGCATCCAGGACGGAACTACTTCCGAACCGTCAGAATCAGCCGTAGGATGGGTATTGTTGGAACAGGCCATAGTCGGTCCCGATGGGTACTCGGCTATCCCTGTATATCGGTTGTCTCCCGATGAACCTGCAACGCCTACGGGAACCTCGTTACCTCCCGAAGGGTGGACGCTCGATGTACCCGCCGCCTCTGATACCGAAGCTGTATGGATGTCTATTGCTTCAGTTAAAGACAATGCTGTATTTGCATGGTCCAGACCGAGCCGAATTAGCGGCAAAGACGGCGCGCCCGGATTACAAGGGTGTATTGTACGTATTACCGAATGGTCTGCGGGCGTGGAATATCGCAATGATGTTCAGCTTAATACAAGCGATTTACGGTATATTGATATAGTCACAGTAAATAACAATGGCAATCAGCTCAAGTACCAGTGCACCGCAACGCATACATCATCAGAGGTTAACAAACCGGGGCTTGCTGGATCGGTAGCCTTCTGGCAGCAGTTAAACGATATGGTTCCAATCTATACCCCACTGCTGTTAGCCGATAATGCAGTCATTAACTTCTTGCAGGGTATGCAACTGCTTGTTCACAACAAAGCAGGCAATATCGTCGCAGGAATGGTAGGTAAATCCATCCCTTTATTTGTGGGGTCAAGCGATCCTGCAACCTCGCCTTTCCGCGTCAACGAAGACGGGGCATTGACAGCTACAAAAGCTACTGTTGCTGGTGAAATCAACGCTGAAAGCGGCGTTATTGGCCCTTTTAAAATCGGCGTTGATTCCGATCAAGATTCGTTAATAGCGGAAGGTACAGGCAAAATCGTATTGGGTAGCAGTATAGCCTATTTAAACCGGGGGGCTATTTTAAGCGATATACACCGGCATTTCGATGTAAGCATGTTATATGGCCCAGTTGCTACACTTCGATCGATAAACAATACTGCCGGAACGGATAATGCTTACAATATGGGGTTAAATATATCAGTGTTTGGAAAATACATAAAGGGGCCAGCCGTCGATAATATTCCATCGGGGAACCACGCCATATATGTAGGATCGGGTGATTTTTGTGGATTTAGGCCATATAGTAGATATTTCGACCCTGGAGCACACCAATTAGAAAGATATGACACGATTGTTCTGGCGGGTAGCGAAAACGGTAATATAACTTTTTATTTACCAAGTAATCCGGAGCCCAATCATTTAATCATTATCCGCAAATTATCTGACAAAAATACTGTATATGTCAATGGAAACGGCAAACAGATAGTATGGAACGACTCTAATGCTTGGGTAAATAATAAAAGTTTTACAGGCAGACGGGCTGTATCGATCCTATACAGTGAAGATCTCGGCGTATGGGTGCAATGGATTTCAAGTAATTAATAGAATATTATGCAATCAATTCGTGTAGGTAAAGACATTGAGGTTCGTTGGCCGATATTGACCAACGGGCAGGAGATCGCTCTCGAAGGGCGCGATCTGACCCTTTTTGCCCGCCTGCCCACGTGGGCCGAAGTGCGCGTTAATTTCACGGCAGAAGATAATGTTGCAATATTCATTATCCCAGGGGTCGAACAGGAGTCGACCGGTACATACAGCTTCACGATGTGGGAAAACTACGGCAAAGACGGACAAACGATGGTGGATTGTTGCGATGCTTTCCGACTCGTAGACGCTACATGTATGGAAGGCGACGTAAAAGGGTTGAATATGGGAACTGTTGAATTACCCCCTTCGAATATCGTTCTCGGGGTCCCGGGTCCTCGGGGTTATTCAGCGTACGAGATTTACAAACAATATCATCCCGAATCGGACATAACCGAGGAGGAGTACGCGCGAAATCCGGTAGATGCGGCAGATGGGGCCTTCGTTGCAATCGACAGAATTGAGAAAAAAGAGAAACAGATAGATGCCGCTGAACAACAACGCGAACAAGAGGAACAAATACGATATACATCCGAAAATACTCGTGTGGAAAACGAAACGCTTCGGATAAATGCGGAAGAGCAGCGGGAGCGTAATGAACAGGTCCGCATCGCTGATGAGCAACGTCGGATTAACAACGAGCAATCGCGAGAGTCTGCGGAAAAGATTCGCGAAGAAACCGTAGCAACTGCAACCCAAAAAGCCGACACCGCGTCCACCAACGCCGACCAGCAGGCTGCGCGTGCGAAATCTCTGGCCGACCACCCTCCGAAGATCGTAACGGTCGACGATACGAATTACTGGGCCTTCTGGGATGAAGCGACCAAAGACTATATCACCTCGTCCGTCCGCTCGGATGGCGGTCCGATCTTCGCTACGTTCGACATTGATCCGGCGACAATGCTTTTGGGTGTGAATTACCAGCCCGGCTACGGCCACGGTTCCGAGTTCGAACTCAAGGATGACGGGCATTTGTATTACGAAATTAACGACTGACAGATATGGCAAAGACAAATTTAGGGAAAGTGGGCCTTACGCCCAAAAAGGCGTATTCGGCGAGCATTACATACGAGCGCCTGGACTTCGTAACAACCGGTGATTCGTCCTACGTTTCACTCCAAGACAATAACCTCGGACACCCGGTGACGGACGGGGCTTGGTGGCAGGTTTTGGCCTCCGGGGCCGCTTCGACGGATGCCGCAACCGCCGCCCTCGACGCTGCGGCCAAAGCTCTCGAAGCCGCTGCAGCGGCCGCTCCCGTCGTTGTCAACGTCGAGGGTGCGGACGTAACGATCAACGTCGAAGGCAATCACAAATACATCTGCGGGGAGCTGACCTCGCTCAAGATCGGGACCGTGGAAAAATCGGCCCGAACTTCGGCGATCTTCTTCACATCGGGAAACGTTGCCACGGAGCTCACCTGGTCGGATGACCTCGTGGACATCATCGGCTACAAGACCCCGGCGCCGAATCGAGCCTACGAGATCAATATCGAGGAACTCCGCGCAATCATCGAGTAGCCATGGATCGCAGACGAAGTTTGTTGAAGATCGCCGCGCTGCGCAGCGAACGCGAGCAGCAGGTGGGGGTGAATTGCACGAAAGGGTATCTTGAATCGACGGATGCCGGGCTATTGTTCGACGGTCCGCGGAGTATGGAGTGCTTCTTTAATCTCCGCCAATCTGATGGCACTCAACGACCGGCACAATTCTCAACCTCGATGCTAGCTATCGCCGTCACGCCAATGGATGCGATAATATTCCACTGCGGAGATAAGTCGCTACAAGTGAGTCGGGTGACAATAGGTGACGATATACATGCCGTCATATCCTATGATGGAGCAACTGCGATGTGTTATATCAATGGCATCGAGGTAGGTGCTATGCAACCAACAGCATACACGCCGAGCGCGTTATTCCGCATTGGAGATCCGTTACATATTACTAAAAGCCCGGTCCATTTCTGCCGTCATTTCAACTACGCCCTTTCCGCGGAAGAAGTAGCCGCACACTACAACAACGGCGATCCTGCAGGGTATGTGGTACCGTTAGCCGATAAATATCGTTGGGAAGCCTCTGAATCTAACATTGGAAATATCAGGTTCTATCCTAATTATGAAGGGTCCGGTGTTACCTCTTATTTAGAGGATAATGCTAATGGTTTCACGGGTCGATACGCACATATAATTTCGGGATCGTCAGGTTTATTGTCGGTATACAGCTATCGATTCATGGGGCATCCGGTCGGATGTGTTGTTGAAGCTAAATTCAAGTATCGTAGTAATGCTCCCGTACGCGTTCTGGAAGGCAATCGTATTCTTCCTATCAATATGGAGGATGCGGCTGACGCCACGATTGTATATCGCACAACAGGAACTAATATCTCTGGTTTTAGTGTAACTGTACCAAATGCCGATGCAAATTCATGGGTCGAAATTCAACCTGTGTCGTTACGAACGCTCGGCTGCATCGCCGAGTATTTGCCGCAGAACCTTGTGGGACAATGGCATGAGAAACCGTTTGAGCTCACGGGTATAACTACCTATACATGGACCGGAAAACCCGATGCTGTTTACTATCGGGAGCTTTTATTGGGAAGATTTATTCAAACGAGAGCGGTCGTGATGATTAAAGGTTCTGTGTCAGATTATCAAAGCGGAGAACCTTTTGTATATGTAGGGAATAGGCAGGCGATGATCCCTGCGCAAAATGGGAGTTTTACGCTCAAGGTCATCAACAACCGGGACAATATCAACCGTATCTATTACTATGGCGGTGTTCATTTGAGTGACCGACGATTGACTATTACCATAGATAGTGTCGAGCTGATTCCCGATGTCGCCTTGTCCTGGCTCGACAGCGCCAAGCAGTTCCCGCTGAATGATGAATATCTTCCGCCGCTTTTGCAAAGCGACGGTGGGTATGACTTGACTGCGAACGGAACGCCGCAGATAATCATCAAATAAACCGAAAACATGAACAACTACGCAAAACTGATCGACGGGCGTCTGAAGTACGCCCCTACAACAATCAGGACCGCCGACGGGCTGGTCTGCAACCCGCGTCCGGACAAACTGATCCCGCTTGGATACAAAGAGGTGATCTTCGACGAGCAACCTGAACCATCCGATCCGCCGAAGCATTACCGGGAGGTCTACACAGAGGAAGATGACCGCATCCGGGTCGGCTGGGAGGAACACACGCCCGATCCGGAGCCGCAGCCCGATCCCGAACAGTTGCGGGAGATGGCTTATCGTGCCGAGGCGGACCAATACCTGATGGCCTACGAGGGCTATCTGGCCGAGGGCAAGATACTCGAAGCCGACGAGCAGAAGGCACTCTATCTTGCCAAGAAGGCCGAGATCAGGGAGCGGTTCCCGGATAAGTAACCTGTCGGTCGAGCTCTCAAAATACCGCAAATATATGAAAAGACTTATCAATAAACTCGTCGGATGGCTCAACGCCATTGCCAAGGACAAATACCAGCACTTCGCAGTCGGGGCGGTCATCGCCTCCGCGGCGTTGATCGTGGCCGTGCCGTTGGGCGCCTGGTGGCGGTGGCTGCCTTTGATTGTGTCGATGATCGCCGTCTTGACGGCCGCCGTTATCAAGGAGCGCAAGATCGACCCGAAAGCCGACATGCAGGACATTCTATGGACGCTCGCAGGAGGAGCCGTAGGATGGGTGGTGTTCATCGTGTTTACCCTAACTGCGAGATAGGATGGACTGGACTACTATTATCATTACACTTATGACCAGCGGAGTGTTCCTATCGGTTCTGTATTACAGGGAGAACCGGCGCAGCAAGCAGATCGACAACGAAAAATCCGTCGTCGAAGAGTGGCGCGGGTTTGCCGAGGAGCGGAAGGCCCGCTGCGACGAACTCAAGGAATCGCTCGATCGGAAGGACGCGAAGATCGACGCCCTGTACAAAGAGAACTCCGAGCTGCGCAAACGGAACGACAAACTCTCCTCGGCAAATGCCGCGTTGTCGATTCTCAAATGCAAGGTCCTGGGATGCGACAAGCGTCAGCCGCCGTTCGGCAAGAACGAAAACTGTGAATCGTAAACAAAACATTTCCAAAAGTTCAAGATCATGAAAAAGACAACCAAAATCGCATTGATTGTGCTCGCCGCCATGGTGGCCGGCATCGTACTGTTTAACTTGTTGCCCGACGGCATCCGCATCTGCTCGACGATCTCGGTCGGAGTGGGGCTGGTGACTGGCATCATCGTCAAATCGTGGTGGGATCGTAAAACGAAATAGCCATGACACCGCGAGGATTAAGAAACAACAACCCGCTGAATATCGAAAAGACGAAGGGCGGCAACCCCTGGCAGGGCGAGATTGTACCGTCGAAGGACAGTCGTTTCGCGCAGTTCACGACAATGGCCTACGGGTATCGGGCTGCATTCAAACTGCTGAACAATTACCAGCGCAACTATGGGCTGGACACCATCCGGAAGATGATCGGCCGCTGGGCGCCCAGTAACGAGAACCACACGGACGCCTACGTCCGCACCGTGGCCGAGAGATCGGGTGTACCCGCC